TTTGTAAATTTAAAATTCTTCTTCTTAATTTTATTTCTAATTTCTTATTTTCATTTGAAATAGCGTTATCAACCATCAGTAATAACTTATAAATTTTATCAGAAGCAGCTTTTCCTATTATATTTATATCACCAGAAGGAGAATAACATACTTGAAATTTCCTTATACCTGGATCAAGAGCTACATGGAAATTATCTGCTTTCGATTCTTGTACTAGTTTTTCATATGGACATAATATATAATAATATTTCCCGTCAAAATGTATTGAGCTATCTTTGTTTATTTCAAATTGTTCAGTTGTTTTGATGAAGCCACTTTCTTCGTATAATGAAAATTCAGTTTTTCCAAACGCATCACTTCTAGTTTTAATATTCGCATGTTCAATATTAAAAGTCCATTTAATATCTTTTTTTGATTTAAATTTTAAATTAAAAAATCTTCTTTTTGATTCTTTTATAAGATCAATATTAGTTTTCCAATTTTTATGTGCTTCAAACACTGCCTTTGATCTTATACTTGATCCGGTTTCAAGAACCCATTGAGTTCTACAGTTTACTTCAGAAGGAACTAATAGATCTCTTAATTCAAACTTAGAATAAATAGGAGACCCAGACATTTTTTTACACTCATTAGTTGTTTTAATAGGACATTCATATTTTGAATCATTGTTTAACATCCCAACAGCTTTATTGTATAAAAATCTATAATTATTCCGATGTTTCTCTAATAGCTTCTTTTGAAGACTGTTTGGTCTTAATCTGAACTTCCGTGTTCTTATTAATTTTATATTTTCTTTTTCCATTCCACCTACAAGCAAATACTTGTAAAATGGCAAGAATATCTTCCGAAAATTCTTCTTCGGGTGTTTTATCAATTCGTTCGTGAACCACGAGTTTTGTATCGTTTTCTGAGAACTGAAATTCGAAGAGTTCGAAACCAAATCTACATAATCTGTCTTTACTGAATACCACAATTTCTCTGACTTCTCCATTATTTGATAATCTAAGAAGCTTAAGAAGTCCTTTTCTTTTGTAATTAAGTCCAGATCCGATGTCTTTAATAACTGTATGATTTGGGTAGATACTCCGAAGAAAGGTTTCTTGTCTATCCATGTCTTCTCTCTGTTTATTAGATGAGACTCTAACGTAAATATAATCTGATATACTTGATTGTTCCAATTCAGTTTTAAGTATGCCTTTTTCAGAAATAAAAAAACGGCGTAGACCCCCTGGAGTTCTTTTAGAGATAATAGAACCATTATCTGCCCATCTACGAACTGTGTTTCCCGCGACACCATAAAAGTCACAAGCTTCTCGAGTAGCAACCCATCTTCCATTCATTGTTATTTTAAATGTTTATATCTTTAAGTTAATAATGTGTAATAAATAGGTAACAGTTGCTAGCCTCGAATATTGAAGAATTTATAATATTGTACAAACGTCGAAAACAAAGATTTATAGATATAAGCATCGAAATGAAAAAAATTAATGAGTGTGATAAAACTTGTGATAAAATGACAGGAAAAGATGAAATTATTGAAAAATATTCTACAGTTCTTTCGTCTAAATTTGAGAAGCTTATAACACTATATAAACATAGAACGCAACGATTTATAGAATTAAACACAGAAATGAAAAAATTTGATTTATGTATCCGAACTGACAGTCGTCTATGTTGTGCATATGTTTATTATGGTGATGGAAAAATAAAATTTATTGTAAAAAGAATGTGTCAAATGAAATATTTATTTGACTATTGTGACATAGCTACACAAAAAAATAAATTTTATGATGCATATAATCAAGAAAAATGGAATACTAATGATGACGATCTTACACTTATAGACTATACAGAGTCTAAAATTCTTAAAAAAATAGGTGGCTATCCTAGAATATGGCCATGGATAGCAGAAAAATCTGCAAAAATTATTCAAAAAAAGATGATGCACTGGTTATGGTCACCTTATACAAAAGATGGTCGTATCGGCTTGATGGCTGCGCGAGGTATGCGCGAATGTGGTATAGAATTTCCTGAATTCTAAACACATTTACCTATTGACTTATTACATTTTGCTCTTATTTTTTCATATCTTTTTAAAATATCTTCAAACGGAGGACTTGGCTTAGTTTTTGTACAACCTTGAGATATTAATTTTTTGTTAATTATATCTTTCCATACATATAAACTTTTCATTAAAGCTATACGACCTGTATATTGTAATGGATATTCTTTCATCAACACTTTCTTTGTATAATCTCTGCAAAATTTACAACTTAATATGTACTGAAAACTATCATAAAACGATTTATAATGTTTCATTTTTAATACGTGTTCTTTACATTCTGGGTTAAACTTTTCTGGATAACACATAGCTGTTATGAACATACTAGACCAATAACAGCCGAAACGTTTTGATTGTATTCCTTGTACCATTTATTTTATCAGATAAAATAAAAATTTATTTTATAAAATACTATTATACAATGGATAACATTACTAAGGTAGCTGCGCCAGTTGAAAAAATCTTTCATAAAAATATTGCTCCGCTTTTAAACAATCCCGTTGGTTTTGTTATTATTAGTTGGATAACGAGTATTGCAGTCATGCGAAGTTTTGATAAACTACCATCTATTTTACAAAACGTCCTTCTTAACCCTTTCGTCCATATTATAGCTGTTTTTTCTAATTTGTTTTATGCGACAAATGACCTTAGATTGTCTCTTCTAGTCACAATTATTATTGTTATATTATTTAAAATTGTAACGTCATTTAAAGAAAATTTTGAATTAAATCCTGTAAGTACAGATATAATGGTTGGTTGCGAGAATGTTACAATGGATGATATTCTTGTTAATTACAAAGGCGATGTTAGTGCTTTGAAAAAACGTATGTATGCTATCGGTGTCCCATTAAATTTAGCTCTAAATAACCAAAATGCACCGTTAATTGCAACTCACTTGGTTGGTCATGGTGAAATTGTAAAAGGTGTCTGCCAACCCCCAATGTAAATCGGTAGATTGTGTTAAGCGAACGCTGGTTAAGCGTCGCTGGTTAAGCGTCGCTGGTAAAAAGTTCCAAGAGTTTCAAGAAGCGACGTGTATTTAAAAAAATAAATTAATATAATTATAATAAATGCTAGCATATTTTAATTTATTTTTTGACTCAGTTATAAAAACAGTTGGTTTCTTAACAGGATTATACATTATCTCGCATGTTTATTCTTTTTTTAGTAAAAACAGTGTAGAAGTTGATCAAGCTAAATTTGAAGAAATTATTTTTCTTGACAGTGATGATAATGAGATATGTAATATTCAACTTGACTATAAATTACAAGTTGGATGTTACATGTTGACTTATTCTATAGAAGAAACAAGTTGCTCATTTTTATTTAGTGTTGGCAAAAGTGATGGCAAACTTTATATGTCTAATGGTTTGACTACTTTTGGTCATAAATTACCTATGTCATTAGACATAGTTGATGGTGACAAGTTATTGATTAATAATTTATCCAAACAATCATATATTACGACGATTAATGTCAAATTGTTGTAATTAGTACAAGTATTCTATACCATATACAAAAGTCTTTGACGTATTTGTATTATTTGTATATCGTAACTGACTTTCAACTGTCAAAGGAAATAAACTTGCTCTGAGGTAATTACCTATATTTTTATGTCCCTCGTAATTCAAGTAATATGTTTTTATTCTTTTCACCATAAATTTAATATACGAACCTGTTGGAAATGTTGTAGTTGTTCCTGATACCAATGTCACTGTATTATTGACAGTGTCTATTGACTGTATTTCTGGTTCTTCCTCTACTAAACTAAAATCAGGTTTTGTAAATACAAGTTGAAACCCTATTGATAATAAACTTATAATAAATTCTGACAATGAAATAACTGTACTACCACTTGTGACTTCTGAAGCAAGTGTTCCTATATAACTTTTTGGTCTTACAATAATTTCAAACATGTCTCCAACGTTGTTAGGGCTTATTTGCAGGTGTAATGACAATATGTTTATGTTATATGAAAATGACATTGTTTGATAACTTATGCTATTTGCAGCACATGTTATTAAATTGTTTTCGGCTCTAAAATTGCCTGGTGTTTGCCCTGGTGTTTGTGTACTTATTAAACTCGTATTTTGTGTTATAGTTGATACAATATTTATAGAATCATTGTTAACTGTATGTGTATTATTATTAAAACAAACAGTACATGTTTGTCCATCTGATAAATACCCAGTAACAAATTGTGATTCTGTTATACAATATACTCGCCATAGATTAACTGACATTCTTTACTGTAACTAGACAAAAAAAATATTATTTTTTGATAAAACTATGATATTTTTTTGTTTTTTGATAAAACTATGATAATTTTAATATCATGTTATGTTCTTTAAAGTTATTGTATAATAACTCGCAAATTTTATTCTTTGAATAATTCTTATCTGGGAGTTTACCTGTTACAAATTGATACAAATCTATTAGTTCTTGTTTATGATAAAATATACATGTTTTTCCTCTATTTATATTTCTTTTATCGGTAATTTTATCGGTAATTTTGTCGGTAATTTTAGTAGTATTTCTGTTGTCAATAATTTTAAAATTATTATCATCTTTTGTAAAACTTCCATACAATGGTAACTTAACGATCTTATCACCTTCTGATTTATTTAATATAGTTTTTGTTGTTTTATTTGATGGTTTTATTATAGTTTTTGTTATAGTAGGTATTTGTTTACTTATTACTTCTTTTTTGTATAATTTATTAAATAACATTGTTCTAATCTTTGTATTCTCAGGATTTGCAACATAGTAATTACCAATATACACAATAGTTACATTATTCTTTTGTGGTCCAATTATCGTTTTCCCTAATAACTTATTTAATGTAATATAGATGTCTCTTTCGTCTATATTTCCTTGATCCTTTTTTACCCAATTAATTATATAATTGAGATCATATATGTATCCATGTGTGAATAATTCCTCAATTTTATTGTTGATATACACCATTTTATATTTCGCATGTTGTTCAAACATGTAAGTACTAGTGTCAATTTTGACATCTGATGTCTTGTTGTTATTGTCCCATGGGCACACGTATTTACATTTGGTATATTGACATTCTCTTGAATTGTCATGTGTAAGAGTATTTCGTTTTTTATTTAAAAAACAGTCAACGGCTACCGTTTTTAACAAGTATTCGACTTCTTTGATAGCTACGTCTTTTTTTTCAGCTAATTGGTATTTTGCAAGATCAATAGACAACACGTTTTTGTCATTTGGTATAGCTGCATATAAAAAAATATCAACGTTTTGTTTTGACAAAGGTAAAGAACTATGACTTTTATATCTAACTCCTCTTCCTATGATCTGATCTATTCTTGATAAATTCCAATGTGGGTCAAGAATATGTATTTGTCTAATATTTTTAAATGTTAACCCTTCTGATACTAATGGTCCTCCTATTATTATCTTAATAAACTCACCATTCTTATTTGAGTCACTGTTAAACAATTCTATTATTTTATTACGTCTTTTATCTGATATTATATCATTAATTACAACTATACCATTTCCAGTTTTATTATTCCTTGAGAACGTTTGATAACCATTTTCTTTTAATAAATATTTTACTATTTCTATACCCCCATTTGTTACATAATTAGAATAAATAAAACATAATCCGTCCGTTTTATGTAGATTATCAAGTAATTGACTTAACTTACATGAGTACTTGTTCAGATTTTCTTTTTTTAAAAAAGATCTGTTCATTCTACGATTTTTAACAGAATATACATTCTTTGTAAATCCAGTCGGCCCATACCCAGAATCTGGATATACCATCATCGACGAGTCAGTTGAATCTTTGAACAATACTGAATAATTTTCAGTGTTTGATTTTCCTATAGGAATGGTGGTTTTATAAATATCAGTCTGGAACTTACTCATATTACATCTCTGTATATGTATAGAACCTTTTATATTTGAAATAGGAGTACCAATGTATCTCTTTGTTGGAAAAGACATAGTGTCTGTGATTAGATAAGACACTTTCCCTCTCAAAGCGGAAAGTAATTCTTTTTTCCCTTTATCGGTTATAAAGGATACTCGGTCATTCAAAAGATTTGTATTTATAGGATTTGTGTTATAAATTAAACCATGTTTTACCAAATTATTTCTTATTGGTAGACTGTCGTTAAAATTTAACAAATTAGTTATTTCAAATATGTTAAGGATATTGTCGTAATTAGGTGTTGCTGACATCAATATAAGTTTCACATTTTTACTCTTCTTTAACAATTTAATTAACACATTGTACGTTTCTCCTCCTACGACATTATGTATTTCATCTATTATCAATACAGTATTGTCTATGTTAGAGTAATTCTGTTTGATAAATGTATGTGGAGTATTAAAAGTGTAGTACTTGTTAATCTGTTTATTTAGATACTTTAAAATGTCGTCTTTTGTTATACTTGTTTTAGATTCCATATTTTCAATAGAGTAATTAGAACACTTCAATATCAATTCATTTCTAAAATTCAAATCTAATAATTTATTTTTAACGATCACAAGTATTTTATAATCATTTTTAAAATTTTCAGCTATAGATATAGATGCTAATGTTTTTCCAAGCCCTGTCATTTCATTTATAAGAATACTATTGTATTGAGTAAGTGGATTGATATAGTTACTCAAAAACTGTTGTTGTGGTTGTAAACAATTTTTTTTATCAACATTTGTGATCCTATTATCATAAAACTCTTTTTTTGTTGACACTAATTTATAAAAATCCGCGTCAGATATTTCTGGATATACTGATAATCCTTTGTTCATTTAATTACTTGTAGTATATAAAATAAAATTGATGTATTTAAAAAAGAAACATGAAGATTTAATATCATATGTTTGAATCAAAAACCCCGCTAAACAAGATTGTATTAGTAACTGGTAACAAAGGTAAAAAGATGAAGTGAATAGAATTTTAAAGAGCTTGGATTTTCCACATGTTGAACATTTTAATACTGATTGCGTTACTTGAAAAAAAGCAAACACATATGTGTTTGCTTTTTATTTTTTGTAATTATTTTATTAGTTTGTTTTCTTTTCATACACCAAGTTAATCATTTCTAAACAATAGTTCCATTCCGTCGTATAATGCTTCCAAATTAAATACAGTATCTTTTTTGATGACTTGAAAACGTTCAAGATATTTTTTGTATTGATCGTCGGTTTGCAATAAATTTGCCTGTGAATCTACCGGAGTACTAGTAGGTGACATTCGTTCAGCTGTATCTATAATATAATCAATAAATTCCCAAATTGATTGTTTTTCGCTACGAAAATCAAAGGTTTTACTATTCCAAATTTTATAGTCTTGGTCTAAACGATAAAATGTGTATGATCTCGAGTCAGATAATATTCCAAACACTACAAACAACTGTTTTTTCGCTTGTTGACGTAACATTTGAAAATGAGCCATTATTGAAATTAATTGCCATGGTTGAGAATCGCCAAGATAACTTTTAGCTTCGATTGTTAACATCATTGATGATAAATTTGTACCTTAACAAGACCCTCTTGTAACACAAAAGTGACTACATTATATCTAAATATTAATAATTTACAGTCATTTTCATGCTATAAGAGGGTCTTGTTAAGGCGCAAACTTATCAGTATATTACAGTGTATTTAAGTTATAATTATATTATTTTATTATATTATAAGATCTATTATTTTATTTACTGAATCCATATAAGTATTTAGATTATTATA